TGCACAAATATCTCGCAAAATTTGACTGGCATGGTCAATTATTTTTTATTTTAAGGTTAAAAAGGTATGAATTATTACGGAATCTCATATTTAAAACAGAAGTTAGAGCAAAAAAGGCTCCGTGTACTGAAAAGATATCAGTTCTACGAAATGAAGAATGTCACTTTTGACTTTGGAATATCGTCTCCGCCAGAGCTTAAGTATTGGAATAGCGTTGTCGGATGGTGCGCAAAGGCTGTTGACTGTCTAGCGGATAGGTTGGACTTTTACGGATTCCGTAATGATGTGTTCGACCTAGAAGGGATCTACGACCTTAATAATCGTGATGTCCTGTTCGATTCTGCCATACTCGGAGCACTGATATCGTCTTGTGATTTTATATATGTCAGCGAAGATGCGACAGGTTTTCCAAGATTACAGGTTATCGATGGTGGTAATGCGACAGGTATTATAGATCCTATTAGTGGAATGCTTAATGAAGGATACGCAGTTCTTGAACGTGATGAATTCGGTAACGTTACAAAGGAAGCGTACTTCACATACGAATATACTGCTTACTATGAGAATGGAAATCTTGTTGATAACAGGACAAACAAGGCACCGTATCCGTGCTTGGTTCCATTCGTGTTCCGTCCAGATAGTGTAAGGCCGTTCGGTCATTCAAGAATATCAAGAGCTTGTATGTCTACTGTTGGGAGCGCATTGAGAACCATTAAGAGGTCCGAGATATCAGCAGAGTTCTATTCATTCCCACAGAAGTATGCAACAGGACTTGATCCAAACGCGGAGCAAATGAATAAATGGACCGCAGCTATGTCAGCCATGATGAGTTTCACTCTGAATGACGATGGACAGGATCATATAAAACTTGGACAGTTTACGCAGCAGAGCATGAGTCCTCATGTTGAGCAGCTAAAAATGTTTGCATCACTTTTCGCAGGTGAAGTAGGTTTGACTTTGGATGATCTCGGTTTCCCGCAGAGTAATCCTTCTAGCTATGATGCTATTAAGGCAAGTCATGAGAACTTAAGACTCACAGCCAAGAAAGCGCAGAAGAGTTTTAATATCGGTATTATGAATGCCGGATTCCTTGGAGCTTGTATCCGAGACAATGTAAAGTACCTGCGTTCACAGTTGGCATATACAACACCGACTTGGACTCCGGTATTTCCTGCTGATGTATCTATGTTGGGATCTATTGGTGATGCTATTGGAAAAATTAATACGGCATTCCCTGAATATCTCACTGAAGATAAGATATACGAAATGACAGGACTATAAGCTGTCCGTAGCTTGTAAAAAATAACGGGGAAAGGAAAACTTAATATGGTTGATGTGGTACCGGAGTTACTATCCGAGATCGAAACTTCATTTCAGAAGCACACGATGTCAGATAGGAGACTCGCACAAGTATCGAAACGGATCAGAGACGGTACGGCAACACAAGCTGATGGTCATACTTATGCAGAATGCCTTGGAAAAAACGCATCTAAAGCATTAAGGGATGTTCTCACAGAGGAAAACCTTCCTGATGGTAAGCTGTATTACAATATAGCCACAAGGACAGTAATCCCAACGCTTGAGAATAATCAAAAAATGATAAACGATGCGGCCGCTGATATTCAGAAGGTCATAGATGGAAAAAATAAAATCTATCTAAATACACTTAAGCCGGATTTCCCTAAAGAGAGAGTTAATGGCTTAATAGATAAAATGACCGCAGACGATATCACGTTGGAACAGGCTTTGGTATGGATAAAAGAACCGATCGTAAACAATTCGGAAGCGTTTTTCGATGATTTTATAAGAACAAACGCTGAATTTCGAAGTGAATCGGGACTAAAAACCAAAGTTTCGAGAATCCCGGAGGCAAAATGTTGCCAGTGGTGTGAAAACCTAGCCGGAACGTATGATTATGGTACGGAGCCGGACGAATTCTATGCCAGACACGAATCATGCCGATGCACAGTGACATATATTAACGAGCGAAAGCGTGAATCACAGAATGTTTGGAGTAAAAAGACCTGGCAAAGCACACCGGAAGAATTAGCAAGACGGGCAAACACGCAAAGGCAGACAACATCAGTAGAAGAGCGACAGGAAGAGTTAAAGCAACTCGACAGTGCGAGAAAACGTGCAAAACGGAGGTAGTGTATGAGAATGGGCGAACAAATGCCCTCTTATACCAATGTTGAGTACGATAATACACGAGGTCAAGAAGCAATAGACCTCTATAAAAGCACAACACAGGCTCTATTAGAATGGCAAGAGATCCAAATTAAGGGAATTATGGCTATTAACCCGGATGGATTATGGACTCACATGGTCTATGGACTCTGCGTAAGCAGACGAAATGGAAAAGGCGAGATCCTAGCGGCTCGGGAATTTGATGGAATCATTAACCTGGGCGAAAAAATATGCCACACAGCGCACCGAACCACGACATCGCATGATGCGTTTAATCGTTTATACACTTTGCTTAAAAAAGCAGGATATGAGGAACACTCACGGAAACAAAAGGTTATGCCGGAGCGTTCTTTTTTTGCGTCAAAACAATATGGTCTTGAACATATTGAGATAAGCGGTGGCGGGATAATAGATTTCCGTACCAGAACGAACAACGGTGGACTAGGTGAAGGTTTCGATCTGTTAATTATAGACGAAGCACAAGAATACACATCCAAACAAGAAAGCGCATTGATCTATACGGTCAGTGCTTCCAAGAATCCGCAGACTATACTAGTCGGAACTCCTCCGACAGTAATATCTGGTGGTGATGTGTTCGTAAGGTTGCGTGACTCCGTAATGGAAAATAAAGCACCGGACACGGGTTGGGCGGAGTGGTCAATAGACGAACAGACGGATGATGTATCTAACGTTGATCTGTGGTACAAGTATAATCCATCACTCGGAACGATTCTATCAGAACGTAATGTCCGAGGGGAACTTGCAGGGGATTCTCTTGATTTTAATATTCAACGACTCGGTTTATGGGTTAGTTATAACCAAAAATCGGCTATATCAGAGACCGAATGGGCGGATGTGAAGTTCACAAAGAAGCCTAAATTCAAAGATACATTGTATCTCGGTATTAAATATGGTCGTGATGGCACAAACGTAGCCATGAGTATAGCGTGTCGAACAGAGGACGATAGGATATTCGTTGAAACAATAGACTGTGTATCCGTTAGAGCAGGAAGCCGATGGATGTTTGATTATTTCAGTAATCCGAAGGTTAAGAAGATAGCTATTGACGGAGCAAGTGGTCAGAAACTCCTAGCGGACCAAATGAAAGAACAAGGTTTTAAGGTTAGGCCAATACTTCCGACAGTTCGGGAGATAGTGGTTGCCAATTCGATGTTCGAACAGGATCTCTTTGCAAAAAAAATTGTCCATAGTGGTCAAGAGTCATTGACTCAAGTGGTCACAAATTGCGAAAAGCGTCAAATAGGTTCTAATGGCGGGTTTGGATACAAGTCATTAGTGGAGACATACGATATAGCAATAATGGACAGCATGATACTTGCCTACTGGTTGTGCGCGACAACAAAAGAAAACGCGCCAAAACAAGCAATAAGTTATTAAGAGTCATGGACTTTTAATATAAATCAATTACGTTACTCAACGGTTAAAGAGGGAGGCTATTTTATGGCAGAAGAATTTAAGGTTATTGAAACACAAGAGGATCTAGACAAGATTATCAAAGAACGTTTAGCTCGAAAAGAGCGAGATCTGGCTGAAAAGTACAAAGATTATCTGGCACCGGACCGGATCAAGGATATCGAAGCGGAATTCGAGAAAAAACTCACAAAAGCCAATGAAGATCTTGCCAAGGCTAATGAAAAGATAGCAAGTCATGAGCAAGTGGTTTCAGACCTCACTAACAGAGCGACAAAGGCGGAAAATGATTATCTTAAGAGCCGAATCGCTCATGAATCCGGAGTTCCTTTTGAATTAGCAGGGCGATTAGTCGGAAATACAGAGGAAGAACTCAAAAAAGATGCTGAAAACTTTGCATCGTTCCTCGCTCCGAAGAGTGCTCCGCCACTTCATTCTACGGATTCAAGCACATCGAACACAGGAGATTTAGCTTCTATGCTGAATCAGATAAATCAGCAATTTGCTGCACAAAATTAAGGAGATTTTAATATGGGTAACACACTTCAGCGCGGTGTACTTTTTACACCTGAACAGACAAACAAGCTCTTCTCACTTGTAAGAGGAAAATCTTCTCTGGCTAAACTTTCAGGATCAGAGCCGATGCCTTTTAATGGTGAAAAGGTATTCACATTTAACCTCGACAGCGAAGTTAATCTCGTTGGTGAGTCAGCAGCCAAAGCAAACGGTGGCGGAACAGTTGCTTCTGTTTCTATGGTTCCTGTTAAGATCGAATATGGTATGAGAGTATCTGACGAATTCAAGTATGGTGCAGAGGAACTTCAGCTTCAGTATCTTACGGCTTTTGCAGATGGTTTCGCAAAGAAGGTAGCACGTGGTCTTGATATCATGGCTATGCACGGAGTTAATCCTCGTACTGGATCTTCAGCCGATCTTCTTACGGGAAAGAGTTTTGACGCTGTTGTAACAAATAAGGTTGAGTTTGACGAAGCAAATGTTAACGCTAACGTTGAGACTGCTATCGGAATGATCGAGGCAGCAGAGCACGATGTAACAGGTATGGCTATGGCTCCTGCTATGAAGAACGCTCTTGCACAGCTTAAGAAGGGTTCTACTTCTTACGAGCCTCTTTATCCTGAACTCGGTTGGGGAGCAGTTCCTGGACAGCTTAACGGACTTCCTATCGACTCTAACAGCACTGTTTCATTCGGAAGCAACGTTGATAGAGCTATCGTAGGTAACTTCCAGGATTACTTCAGATGGGGATTCTCAAAGAATATTCCTATCGAAGTTATTGAATATGGCGATCCCGATAACGCAGGTAGCGATCTTAAGGGACACAACGAAATCTACCTCCGTGGTGAGGCATATATCGGTTGGGGTATCCTTGTTCCTGCTGCATTCGCAAGAATTTGTGATGAGGACCCTGCTTCAGTATAAGGAGTTAACTTATGCGTTATAGAAACAAAATCACAGGAATAGAATTCGAGACCAAGTGCGTAATCAGCGGTGATGATTTCGAACCTGTTCTTCCCAAAAAGGTAGAAGAGCCGAAAACAGAGCTAAAAGAGGAACCGAAGGTTAAGGATACTAAACCTAAAACAACAGCAAAGAGGACAAAAAAATGAGTGAACGGTCAGCATTTGCGACAGTGACCGATATCACAACTCTTTGGCGGCCATTAACGGCATCTGAAACCACACGGGCGGAGGCACTGCTTCCGCTCGTTTCTGATGAAATTCGCGTTATTGCTCATTCAGTTGGGAAAGACATTGATGCGATGATCGCAGCGTCAGAGCCGTACGCAAGTGTTGTTAAAGTGGTCACTGTGGATGTAGTAAGCCGTGTTTTAAGGCAGTCAACAGAGGGTGACGCGATGACACAGGAGAGTCAGTCGGCTCTTGGATATTCTTGGAGTGGTACTTATGCCGTTCCGGGTGGTGGAATCGCAAACGCTATCATGAAAAATGACCTCAAAAAGCTCGGTTTACTGTTACAGAAGTATGACAGCATCTATTTATGGCAGGGTGCTAGTGGAATTTAGTTATGATACATGGAATTTCTATTCAACTAGTCAAAAAAACACTAAAAGAGACAGATCCGTTAGGAAATCCGATTTATACAGAGGAAAACATTACTGTTGACGATGTTTTGGTCGGGGAACCATCTTCTAACGAGGTCTTGGATACGCTCCAAGTGTATGGAAAACAGTTAGCTTATACTCTGGCTATCCCGAAAGGCGATACAAATGAATGGGTGGATACGGATGTTATCCTACCAGCACCTTTTACGGGACGATACAGAACAATAGGTTATCCAACGACAGGCATCGAAGAGAATATTCCTCTTAAGTGGAATAGCAAAGTTAAGGTTGAGAGATATGGCTAAAGACGTAGAGTTCAAACTTAATCTGCTAGGACTAAATGACCTCATGAAGTCAAATGAAATGCAGAACGCATTATTAGAAGCAGGGGAAATGGTAGCAGGAATGGCCGGAGAAGGTTACGCTGCCGAGGTCCATGTTGCGAACTATATTGCAATATCGAACGTTTATCCGGACACAAAAGAAGCAGCCAAAGAAAATTATAAGGACAATACCTTATTAAAGGCTTTGGGGGCATCCGGATTATCTATGGTGAAATAGCATGATAGAAAAAATAATATATGATTATTTGAATAGTCTGGAAGAACTTCCGGTAAAAACCTATACGGAAGTACCCGAGACAAGACCTTCTAGGTTTTATCTTATCGAAAAAACAGGGGAAACTATAACAGACCGTATCCGTACAGCTACTATCGCAATAAAAGCACATGGAGATTCCTTATACGATGCTATCGATCTCAACAACAAGGTCATTACGGCCATGTTGGATGGTCTTATCTCCCTAGATCGAATTTCAGGTGTCAAACTTAATTCTGATTACAATTTTACAGATACAACAACGAAAACATATCGATATCAGTCGGTATATGTAGTGACATATTATTAGGAGGAAGAATAGTATGGCTAACATTTCAACAAACGTTAGTACAGGAAAACCGAAAATCAGCGGCGGTGTGTGGGTTGCTCCTAGTGGAACAGCACTTCCCACAGATGCCACTACTGAATTAAGTGGTTTCACTTGCCTTGGTTACGTTTCAGAGGACGGTGTTGAGAACAGTAACGATATGGATGTTGCCGAAATCAAGGCTTGGGGCGGATCTATCGTATTACGTTCACTTAACGGTTTTGCCGATAATTTCAGCCTGTCACTGATCGAATCAAAGAACGTTGATGTCCTTAAGAACGTTTATGGTGATTCCAATGTATCAGTTGACGCAGATAACAATGTTACGGTTAATGTCGTAGCAGAAAACCCGCAGGAAAAGGTGTGGGTGTTTGAAGTTGCCCTTCGTGGTGGTAAAAAGAAGAGAATCGTTATTCCTGTTGGAGCAGTTACAGCAAGAGAGGCTATAACATACAACGATTCAGATGCTATCGCATACGGAATTACTGTATCAGCTTATCCGGATTCTAACGGAAAAACACATACAGAGTACATTGAAGGCGAAGCACCGAGCTTATAAGAGCAAGGAGATAGAAGATGATCGTAAAAGGCACTACCAAAAGTGGTATTAAATATCAGTTAGATTCGAGGATCAAAGACGATGCAAGGCTTTTGTTCTTATGTTCAAGAGCGCAAAATGCTGATGATCCTGCTTTAGCGGGTAAGGCTGCTATGGATATGTTATCCCTGATTTTTGGTTCAGAGGATAATGTTCTCGAATTCATGAATGAAGTGGCCAGAGTCCATAAAGGAGTGTGCCAGGTTAAGGATCTGTGGTCTGAAATGCAACAGATGCTCGAGAGTCTTAATGCAAAAAACTCATAATCCTCGCTTATATGTTGAATATAGGCGAGGATGCTCTTAAATGCGATCTGGCGGAAACCTATCACGTTTATGTCGTGGACTGGGAAAATCCGCCTTATCCAATATCGTATCTTGCTGATTTAGCTAACGGATTAGGCAATAGTAGCCGAATCAGACGTAAGATAAACAATATGACTTTAACGCTAGAAGAGACATTCCAAGCGATTATTATTGATAAATTGGCCATTCTTGTGTGGCAAAACACCAAGGATGGAGTTAAGGGCCGTAATATGCCCGAGAGTGTCTATCGGAAGTTGGAAGGGTTGGACGAAAAAACTAAAGACGAAGTCGAACTATTCGAATCTGAAGAGGCATTTATGGAGTGGTATTCAAGCAAGACGAGGTAAACCATGTCAGATATAGGTACAGCGTATGTCCAAATCGAGCCGTCAGCGCAAGGCATAAGCGGAAAAATTGAACAGGAGTTCGGTGGAATCGGTGAGTCTAGCGGACAATCCTTTAATTCTGGCTTTGGTAAGACTTTGGGCGGATTAGGTAAGGTTACAGCCGGAGCCGTAGCCGCTGCCGGAGCGGGAATTGCAGCCATAGGAAGCAGTTTTATAAGTGCATCAAAAGATGTTGCTGAATATGGCGATACAATAGACAAAGCTAGTCAGAAAATGGGTATATCAGCACAGGCATACCAAGAATGGGATGCGGTTTTGCAACATTCTGGATCGTCAATAGGTGCTATGTCCAAAGGCATGATTACTTTGCAAAAACAGGCCGCTGCCGATTCTGATGCGTTCCAAAAACTTGGAATAACACAGGAACAAGTGGCTAGTATGTCCACAGAGGACTTATTTGCAGCCACGATAGCGGGATTACAGGGTATGGAAGAAGGTGCCGAACGTACGGTACTTGCTCAACAGTTGCTTGGTGGAGCCACAAAAGAGTTAGGTCCATTACTTAATACTTCCGCTGAAGATACACAAGCTATGCGTGATCGTGTCCGCGAACTCGGTGGAGTGATGTCCGATGAAGCGGTTAAGGCAGCAGCGGCATATCAAGACCAGTTACAAGATATGCAGACCGCATTTAGCGGATTATCGCGCAATTTGATGTCCGAATTTCTCCCTGATATTACATCCGTTATGGCAGGATTAACAGAAATCTTTGCCGGAAATGGAGAGGGCGGACTAAAAATGATAAGTGACGGGATATCAAGTCTCGTTGATGGAATAACAAACGCACTTCCGCAGGTGGTAGACACGGGTGTAAAAATACTTGAAGCACTTGCGACAGCCATATTGGATAATCTTCCAAAACTTATGGATGCCGGAATGGATATCTTGAAAGAGATAGTCAAGTATATTATCAATTCTCTTCCGTTAATACTTGAAACAGGTACGAAAATCCTAGTGGAATTGGCTTTAGGTATAGCGCAGTCATTACCGGAACTTATTCCTGCCGCCATAGATGCGGTTCTCGAATTTGTGGATACGCTTCTGGACAACATAGATATGGTTATAGATGCTGCTTTACAGTTGATAATTGGATTAGCTGATGGTCTTATACAAGCATTACCGAAGATTATTGAAAAAGCACCAACTATAATATCGAAACTTGTACAGGCTCTCATAAAATTAGCACCGGAACTCCTGAAAGTGGCATTGGAACTCGTTACAAAACTTGCACAGGGACTTGTAAATAATATTCCAAAGCTATTACAGTCCGGTAGGCAGCTTATAAGCGATCTTATCCGTGCTTTAGGTGATGCCATAAGGAATATAGGTGATATCGGTCGAAATATAGTTGAAGGTATCAAAAATGGTATATCTAATGCGTGGAATAACATGGTTTCTTGGTTTAAGGGCCTGTTCGGGGATTTAATACAGGTAGCCAAAGACATACTCGGAATCGCTTCTCCGTCCAAGGTTTTCGAAAAAATAGGTGAGTTTACCACTGAAGGTTTCGACAAAGGAATGGAAGATTTTGGTGTCGGTGCTATGGAAGACGTCCAGAATGCGATGGATGAGATAAGTGGTGTTTCTGCTACTGTAAATCCGATGCAGGTAGTATCTAGCACGGCAACAGGAAAAAATGCTACTGTTCCGGTTAAGGCCACATCAGATATGTCTAGTGTGGAATCGCTCCTCCAGAGATACCTTCCAATGCTTGAGAATGGTACAAACGTGAATGTATCACTCCAAGGAGATGCACAGGGACTCTTCCGAACAGTACGCAAAGAAGTCAATCAGTTTACAAAATCAACAGGGAACTCTCCCTTTATTGCTCCGGCATAAGGAGACAGTATGTCAAATACAATAATGTTTGCGATAAACGGGACCGACTATTCACACCGAGTAGTCGGTTCTGGTTATTCAGTACAGAAAAACGATGAATACAACACATGGACGGATGCGAACGGAAAAGAGCATCATTCCGCATATAGAACAAGAATTGAAGGTAAATTCAACATGAAATTCCTCTCCGCAACAGAGTTCGATACGTTCATGGGTGTTTTGGCACTTGCCAAGAACAATGACCTCACATACCCGATTCAAGTCTATGACAACAAATCGGCACAGACGGTCAGTATAACCGCATTTATTGATTTTACACCTAGTAGATATCGTGCTCCGAATTGGGATGACATGATGGAGCAGATAGAAGTTACGATAAGGGAACAGTAATGCTTAACATATCAGACGAGGTTAAAAACCTCTTTCTTAAAGATTCCACAAAGAAACAGTTAGTGATAAAGGTTGATAGTCCCGATTCGAAGACAATTTCGGACTTTAACTATTACACAGGTAACGAGTATTGGTATGGGTACAATGCCGTTATAAACCCGGACGGATTCGACCTAATCTTTAGCCTTGAAAACAATGTTGATCTTCAATGGCTCTATCTGGGCAACTATGTTAGGGCCTCTATGTACTTAAAACTTTCCAACATAACAAGTGATCCCGGCACTCTTAATTTGCGTTGTACCGTGGATAGAGTAAGTGGAGCAACAGAATATTTAGAGACCACAATAAACACGGCCGATTATCTTGTGAGAAATAAAGTTAACTTTTATGCTTACGAGACAAAAAACGAGACCGATCCCATTTTAAAAATAACTTTGCTTGAGATTCATAACACAACACAGACACAGTTTGCCGGATATGTTGAGAGAGACAATTATCAAGTAGAACTTGCCGATACCGTGGACAATCTTCCGACTACATTCTCAACATTGTACTCAAAGGGAGTGGATATAACAAGATATCTTCCTGTTCCAGATATAACGAACGAATATCTTGATTTTGAGTCATTTTCAATGACCGAATCGTTATGCTCACAGGACAATATCAAGTTTGGTCTTTGTGAGTCCGCTCATTGCGAGTTTACAACGGTCGGATATGACCACGATTTAAAGGACAGAACCATTCGTCCGGGAATAAGGGTGCAAGGAACTCCGTCTCTGGAGGACTTGCTTACTGTCAATTGGTGGAAAGATAATGCTGCCATTGTTCCAAAAGGGCAGACATTCCACGATGTTAAGACAGTAACAGGAAGTACATATTGGACATCACACTATCTGTTTTATACAGACATAAATCAATATGATTATTACTTTTCAAAGACTCCGAGAGTAATGATTGGGTATAAGTTAAAGATTAACTCTTTGACAACGGTCTCTGGATCGGCTCCTGTTTATTTTAAAGTTGGTTTTCGTTGCGTATATGCAGATGGAACAGAGCAAAACAAACAAGGAAGTATAAAACATAACTATACAGAAACATCGGACTTTGCATTCTTCTCATTAGAGATTCTTTATGACACACAGGACCACGGAAAGATTGTACAAGTAAAAAGACCATATCTCTTGTGGCATGATGCAGATAAAAACGAGTTAACAAATAGTGATTCATTCACGATAGATGCGGAACTTAAGGAATTTATGGTTTATATGTACGATGATCCCACATTTACGCACTATCCCACTTATGATCCCGATACTTGCTATGTATATGACGGAACAATAGACACGTTCTTGACAGAGAGTTATTCCGATCCGATTCCTTTAGGAGTGTACCACGTTACAGACTTAAAACTTGAACATACACAGAACCTTATCAAGCAGAAAGTCACGGCATACGATAACATCGTTAAACTCGAACAGAATGCAGCCAATTGGTACACACAGTATATGTTTGGGATTTCCTTTGACGAGTATTATTCCCAAACGGACAGAGTACAGTTCGCAAGGCAGATTTACGCTACATACTTTAATTATATGAATGCGGTTGAGATAGAAAGCCGTGGAACAGAGACTCTGGTTGAATCGTATACGGAAAACGATATGACCGTTGATACTGATTATTACAAAACATGGAACCCGGAAGAAGAGGGAAGTCCATACGAAGTACAGTACAGACGGTTGGCATTTTACAAGGTCAATGTTCCCGATGTGGATGCCTCGAAAATGTACGTTATCTACACAACGAACAAAAACAACATGACCAACGAGCAGATGTTGGCAAGTGATACCTATGTTACGAATCAGTACAAAGCAAAGGTTGACGAACTCGGAAGAGGAATAACCACAGGAAGTATTCTTGTTGAGGTCCTTAATTCAAATAATGTTGCTATAAGGTCTTATTGCTTGGATAGCGGAGATTACTTCACTCTTCCTAGTGGAGCAGACTCGTTTAATATCTATATTCGTGCCGGACTCGTAAATTATTACGGGGATGTATCGGATATCAGCGGACACGAAATGTTCGGGACCATGAAAGTATATTCGACCGACAAGACCGCAAACCTTGTAAATAAGGCCGAGAGGTTAGTCTATTACAACATGGGAACCGGGGACATCTATCCGACAGATTCGAGCATTACAGGCCGAGATGTTATAAGATCTGTTCTTGAGTTGTGTGGGTGCTTTTTCAGGCTAGACCGATACAATGGCTTACCAGAGTTTGTTTACTGTACAAAGGGTGGTTTATATCCACGAAATGACCTTTATCCGGCAGACGATCTATACCCGAGATCAGGAACAGATCAGTTGCTCCCGAATGGAAGATATATGTCGGTTATTCAGGACAACTATTCTGTTAAGGACTTTGGGTGCATCCAGATAGTCATTGATAGGCGGTCAAAAGAGACAAAATCAGTTTGTGAATATCAATATCCTCTGAATCCAAAGACACAGAATGCCTATGTTATAAAGGACAACATTTTCCTATGTGCGGAAGAGGCCACATACGATATCGATGTACTTAATAGCATCTTTGGTCCTATGTACCTTCAGATATCAAACATGGGATATGTTCCGAATGTAACAGAGGCACTTGGAATGCCCTGGATAGAATGCGGAGACCGTATCGGGATTCTGACATTCTCAAGCGGTTTTGAATCATTTGTTTTTAGACGGACCTTAAAAGGTATTCAGCTCTTAATTGATACATACGAAAGCACAGGAGACGAGTACACAGAGGCCGTTAAGGAGTTCGGTTACGAACTATACAGTTAAGGAGAACAAAAATGTCATACACAAACGTATATCCCTCAAGAATAAATTGGGAAAACGAACCGAGTATCGCAAGTCCGATAAATGCGACTAACCTCAATAAAATTGATTATGCGGTTTATGAGCATGACCAGACTCTTGAGACTTGGGATGTCACAAAGGCTAATCAGAGTGATTTACTTTTGTCTGTAAAGAGTATTGATTATGATACCACAACAGGAGTGTTTGTTTTTACCTGGCAGAACGGAACCACAAAAACAGTAGATCTCAATATCGAAAAGATCCCGGTATCGTTCTCAATGTCGGCTCAAGGTGTAATAACCATGACCACAGACGATGGTACACAGTACACGGCGGATGTTGGTTCCCTTATAAAGACATACACGTTTACCGACTCGACAGAGATCGATTTTACTGTTACAACGGACCAGAGTGGCAACAAGACAGTAACGGCAGCATTAAAGGATGGTTCCATTGTTGGGACTAAACTCGAACCGAACTATCTTGCTAACTGTCAGAGTGCAGCCAATTCCGCTAGTGGAAGTGCAACCGCAGCCGATGGAAGTGCAGAAGATTCAGAAGCATGGGCAGTAGGTACAAGGGACGGTGTTCCTGTTCCGAGTACAGATCCGGCTTATAATAATAACTCGAAGTATTGGGCTACGCAGGGCGGTGCAAACTCCCTCGCAGGCTTATCCGATACCGATATCAATTCTCCGACAGATGGACAGGGCCTCGTTTATAACTACTCAACAAGTAAGTGGATAAACGGTAACGTATCAAGTGGCTCGACAATTACAGTATTCACGAACGAATCAAGTCTATACGGAAGAACAGTAACGCTCACGATCGGGCAGCAGACCAAGACCGAGACATTCAGTAATGTTGGTGTGGCTGTGTTCAAGGGCATCGTTGCGACAGGAACGTTCACGATCACATCGTCAACCTCTGGCGGAGATACTGCAACTGCCACGTTAGATGTTCCGTACTTCGGAAACTACACGAAGCAGCTTACATTATTCTCTGCAACAGTTACGATCACATATCCTCGTACGGAAGGGGCCACTTGTACGATAAGTGATGGAGTTACTACGTTAACGGCCAATGCTTCTCCTATGGCTTTTGATATCCCAAATTCCGGAACATGGGTAGCAACGTGTACTTTAGACGGACTTGCACAGACAGAATCATTTACGATAACAACAGACGGTCAGACAGAAAGTCATACGTTTGAATACGGCACGATAAACCTTACGTTCGATAACGAGTTTAGAGGACTGACACTTACTTGTACGGACAGTTCTTATACCATTACAAAGACCGCACCTAGTACGGGTAACACAATGGTATTCTATCCGAACGAAACAAACACATGGACGATATCGGGAACGTATAGTGGAGTTACATACACTACCACGGCAACAGTATCAAGTCTGTCAACACCCGTGAGTGCAATTTTGCAGACCATACCTGACGGTTCAACAATAACACCCACCGATGCAATACAGACATGGTTAAAGTGTGCAGGAATCAATGACAAAAACTATACCACGCTTAATGAAGTTTTAGCCGATACAGACACATTCACGGCATTGTTGCAAGACAGTAACGCTTGTGATTACATGGCTAGAAGTACAACATGGGCGAGTACGATATGTGCCGATGCCGATGCTATGGCAAGGATAGGTAAGTATGACTACTGTTCATGTGCTTTGCTTGGGAATAGTACATGGGCGAGTGCGATAGCAGGAAGCAGTTATGTGGATAGTGTTCTTAACGCATCTGTTCCTATTATGACGAGTAATACTGCTCCTAGTGGAGAATGTTTTGCAAGTGACACTTATATCCCCGAAACATACGGAGCATGGAAAGCGTTTGATAAAAGCAATTCTACATGGTGGTCATCGAATTATGTGGTTGCAAATTCGTATATAGGTTATAAATTCCCTAGTGCGGTGCAAGTAGTTAGGGTAATGATACATACCTACCACGAAAACTATGCCACTTCTGTAAAATTGCAAGGCTCAAATGACGGATTTGTAAGCGATACACACGATATAGATACCTTGACAATAACCACTCCCGATACAGACTTGTATTTTGCAGTTTCAAATAGTGACAAGTACTTGTATTACAGATTATTAACTGTTACGGGTAGTTCGGGTGCGACAAACATCAACTATAAGGAGATTCAGTTCTACGGACACACCGCACAAACCAACATCATCCATTCAGCTGCAAGTGATACGTTGTACTACATAGACGGAACAAATCAGACCATAGGCACAACAGATACAAGCGGTGTTGGAACAGTGAATTGGTCTAACGTACCCGTTGGAAACCTTACGATTTATTCATCAGTTGCGCATGACCCCGATGATTTAACGAGTGCTTATTCAAAGACAGTAAGAATCACACCGCATACGGTTGAGGTTTATGTGATGCCCGATAACAGTTTGTATTGGTATGGGTATAAGTCCAACAACATGGTTAATGCTAATTCGGCTAATGGATGGACTCTATCATATAGTTTTGGAGAAGTTGTCTATAACACAAATAATATGTACCTAAAATCAAATGGGAATTGTCAGACGGGTGTAACAAGTGATGCAGCGATAAATGGTACAAAAGTAAAAACTATTGCTAGGGCATCGGGTGCAATTCAATATACGCAGTTAATGGTTACTAGAAGTAAAGCTCCAAGTGATTATGAGAATTTAACTTCAATTTCGGCTACTAGTGATGCTTTGTATGAATGTGCGATAGTATCAAGCAATGTTTATCCGTTATTGATTTCTTCAATTACTAACAATTATTTGATAGCATCAGCCCTTTGGTACGAATAAGGAGTGACTTATGAATTACGAATACGAAATAGACAAACTAAAAAAGGCAGTAGCAAACCTCAACAACACGGTACTGCAAATGGCAAAGAACAGTACAAAGGAAGTGTCAAAGACCGATAGCACCGCCAACGGACTTAATGTTACAGACGGGTATGTTGAAAAGAACACCGCCGACATTGATTACGTTGCTATGATGACGGATGTTGAGTTGCCCGAATAAGGAGAATGACTATGGAACACTCACCTAAATACGATAAAGTAAAAGCATACTATGACAAGGGTTTATGGACTATTGATATGGTTAGGAACGCCGTTGTCAAAGGGTGGATAACGGAAGAAGAATTTACCGAGATAACGGGCGAACCGTATGAGGTATAGCGTATGGATTTATCAGCAGTATTACCGAGTATCATCACGGGTGCAGTAACCGCACTTGGAACGATACTCGGTTTTATTACGGCAACTAAAGAGAACAAGCGCAAGGCAGAAGAAGCGCACAACAAGGCATTGGAAGATTTCAAGATCAGTTTCGACAACAAACTTGACGGACACAAGGAAGAATATATGCGTGAAATTGCCAATGTCAAAGATGCGGTCAGACAAAATAACGAAAATCTAACCGATATGAGAGCGCAGACACAGAATTGGCAAAGCGTTATGGAAGTTAAGTTTGATAACCTTGAACACAAGGTAATGAAACACAACAACTTCATGGAGCGTGTTGCCACTCTGGAAAAGGATGTTGCCGTTCTGAATAACCGTGAAAAGGTATCAGAGAATCGGTTGCTAGACTTGGAGCATATTCATGAAAAAGCCTAAACTCAATACCATTGACAAGATACTTATTTTCTGTACGGTCTTGTTGCTGATATTCACAATTACAATGATAGTTTTATTCTGTATTTTTCAAAGCGTTCCTGATACTCTTATCGGAGCGTTTTTTGGTGCGTTCGGAATTGAAACTATCAATACGGTTATGATTTACAAGGATAAGAAAAGGAGAACAAGGAATGGACTGGAAAGAGAAGATATTTAGCAGAAAATTCATGTTGTGTTGCGCCGCTTTTCTCGGTTCGGTAGCAACGTCTATCAGCGGTATCGTAACGTCTAATCAGACTATCACGATAATCGGTACGGTGTGCGGTATTCTTTCAGCCGCTTTGTATGCCTTTGCCGAAGCATGGGTAGACGGTAAAGCAGTCGAGAAAAGAATCGACATTGAGAAAAGTGAGGGAGAATGAAACGCATATTGGTCATGGTAGGGTTATTTGTTCTATTTACCTTATCCATGAACATTTTACGGCATATTTTCACAGATTATAACTAACGAGTTAAATGCGAGTTAAATGCGAGTTAAAAACGAGTTAGCAAACCCACCACGCCTCTTAACAATGCGTACCACGGTGGGTGTTTCTGAACACTAGTGGCGGAATAGGTAGACGCTTTTGGCGGAAGATACAATGCGAACGAACAGAGGAATTGCTAACCTCTCGAAGTGTATTATGTAAGGTGCAAATCCTTACCTAGTGTTTTTTAAACTTTGCTCATTGAACGAGCATTATCGGGAAGTTTACCACACTTATAAAGTGGGTTTACAACGATTTTGGTAACGTACTCAAGTAGTCAAGAGGACAGTCTGCAAAACTGTTATTCGTTGGTGCAACTCCAACCGTTACCTCTTGTGGAAGCCCTATCGTGTGTCCACTTATAGTAACTCTCCACATATAGAAAATTACATACCATGTTTACGGTAGGACTTTTACTATGAAACTTATCGGTGGAATACTTTTCACTTTCATTTTTATATTGGTATCTTTTTATGACAGTTAATGAACTTATTGCTATTGCAAAGAATGAAATCGGGGTAAAGGAATATCCACCCGGTTCTAATCAGGTCAAATACAATAATTGGATGTATGGCAGAAATGCTAGTGAGCCTTGGTGTGCATCGTTTGTTGCTTGGTGCTTTAAAGGTTCAGGACTTGTGCCGAAAACCGCTTCTTGTCTGAATATGCTTGAATGGTTTGAGCGCAGAGGACAAATCGTTAAAGAGCCGAAACCCGGTGATATTGTGTTCTTTAAATATCCCACGAATAACCGCAGAACTAATCATGTTGGAATAGTGGTAGCGGCTAACGGAAAGATAATCAATACCATTGAAGGGAACACTTCCGTTAGTTCGAATGATAATGGTGGCTGCGTGATGGCTAGATCCAGGAATAAGAATATAGTGGCTTATGCGAGACCGAAATATTCCGATAACGGAACAACTCCTTCTATTATAAATAAGAAGAGACCGACACTCCGGATCGGGAGCAAAGGCGAAGATGTGTTATACTTACATAAGCAGCTTAAGAAGTGTGGTTATGGTGTAGATCCTAAATCAGATTACTTCAGCTCGTTGACGGATCTGTGCGTTCAGAACTTCCAGATAAGCCATTTTCTTAAATCCGATGGGATAGTTGGCCCGTTGACTTGGGCGGAAATTGATAAGATAAAGTAAATTGTCCACGTTTGTCCACGCAGTTTTTGAAAAACATTATAAAATCGGCATTTATTTACTATGTCCGAATTGTCCGATTCCCGTCGGAAGCTTAATAAAGAATCCCTTGATTTCTAGGCGAAAACCTCGATTTCAAGGGATTTTTTCTGTCTAAAATGACAACGTATTTAAGCCGTTTGTCAATGGTATTGACATACATTTTGTCCAAATTTGTCCACGGACAGGGTAAAAAAATTTATAGTAATATGTTTCCCATCTTCTCTTGCATCTTCATTGTCTCATTATCCATCGTCTCTTGATAAACTTTTTCCATTACATCCGAAGTCGGGGACCATCCGCCCATTTCTTTAACATACGCATCAGGTATTCCCTTTGCATGACAATATGATGCGAAATAATGCCGGAGTGAGTGCAGCTTAAAATTCGGTAGGTCGTACTTCTTCTGGAGCCGATGCAGATACTTAAGCAGAGTGTCCGGAGATCCGTTATAGATAGATCCTCGTTCCCTGATCTCGTTGACAAGCGGTTCCGGTAGGATAATGGTCCGAGTGGATTCGGCGGTCTTGGTATATTTCCGTATGGTCCATTCTCCGTTACGGCCCTTAACCTTTGCTTTGTTTATAGTTAGAACATTTCCGTTAATATCATCCAAAGTGAGCGCACACGCTTCCGATCGGCGGAGTCCGAGCACACCTAATTGGAAGATAATTGAATACTCTGTGTCCTTAACCGCATCGAGTAGCGTTCTGATATCGTTCTCGCTTGGTAGAATGCCCTTATTTTCGTCTTTAGGCGGTAGGGTGGTACGAATTACCATGTTAGGCTTAAATGTCCTTAAAACGGAAATTACGAAGCCGTTAAAGTTCTTGGTCGATTTAGCGGAATGAGTCGCGGAATAGTCGTTCACTTCTTTTTGGACTGTTACCTGTGTGATCTGGGAGAGCTTAAGCCGCTTAAAACTATCCGACATATTACGGACAATGGATTCGTAACTATTCAACGTACCAGGGGACAAGACATTTTCTTTTATATTGATATACTCCGCACAACAGGCAGCGAAAGTTTTGCTATCGTCAGCGGTTACAGTCTGTGCTTTTTTCGCTATAAGAAGAGAAATCTCGACCTCGTTCGGGATGTGGTCGAAGGTCTTACGGATCAGTTGGCCGTTAACCATCTTTTTATAACGATAGGAGCCGGAGGACAGTTTCTCGACTCCTTTAGGGAGAGTTTGTTTTTTCATGCGAGATCTTCCTTTGATTTTCTAGGTTTTGCAATTTTCTTTGTGCTCGGAGCGTATTTATATGCGTATGACTTATGTTTAGGAACTTTTGGAGCAAGTACAGGAGTAGGATCTGTTGAATCATAGACATTAAGAGCCTGTACTATGTTTCGGAACTTCTCATCCGCTCGGAATTTTCGTATAAGATCTTGTTCCTCTTTTGTAAGTGAGCCATCTTCTATCACAATTTTATCTATTCCATTATCAAGGGAAACCGCTATATCATAATTTGCCATCGGAACATCCAGTCCCATAAGCCATGTGGGGTTAACATCCAAACAGTCAGCAAGTATTTGCAGCTTATCTGCCTTTGGTTTTGCATAACCACTCCTATATTGGGAGATAGTGGCTTCACTTATTCCCGTTTTTGCGGTTACTTCAACAGCTCTCATGTCTCTCATAGATAATGCTTTGTTAAAACGGTCTTTAAATTCCTCTATTTTCTTTATCATCCACTTATAACCTCCTTATCCGTACATATTACAAAATATCGGCGAATATTTCAACATATTAAACTACAACTTTAAAAAAGTTAAAATTACCTCTTGACGCGCGACTTTCAAAATGTTAAAGTTAAGACATCCCAAAGAAAAACACAATATTTTGTATGGAAGGAGGTCTATGAATGAGTTTCGCATACAACAAGTTGCGTGGTCGAATCATTGAGATTTACGGCTCACAGTCCGAGTTTTCAAAGAAAATCGGGCAGTCAGAGCAGAGCATCACGGCAAAGTTATCAGGCAGATCATCATTCACACAGGGCAATATTATTACATGGAGTGAGGCACTTGATATCGACCAGAGCGACATTGGCAGCTATTTTTTTACCCAAAAACTTTCAAACGGTTAAAGAGAGGTGGCGCATGAATGGCAAAAGTATTCATCACACAAGAGCAACAACAGATCGCGGACCTCGCAGATCGGATCGTTGGCAGACGGAAACGCTTCAGGAAGAGCCAAGCCGAAATGTCAAAGCTAATCGGCAAAGCTCGGAACACCTATTCGGTTATGGAAAGAAACCTGGAACGCATTCCGCTAGAAGATCTGCTCACAGTACTGCACGAACTCGGGTTAGATATATTGGTTATCGAGCTACGGAACGAGTAAGCGCATTCTGGTACGCATTAGCAACATTCGACCTGATATTAGCCATCCTGTTATGGTGTGTGGTCATAACAGATACGAGGGCATTGGAAGCACCGACATTAAGAATCGAGCATATCTATAAGGTGCCTGTGTACGATTCAGGGGAACACATGGAAATGTTAGACACAGAAACCCTTCTGGATCAAAGCAAGGTCTATATGTTGGCACATCTGATCTATGGCGAAGCGGGATCTAATTGGTGCTCGGACGAAATGCAGCTCGGAGTCGGATCTGTGGTCCTAAACAGAATGAAGTCTGATTACTTCCCGGACACGATGGAAGAGGTCATATTTCAGCAAGGACAGTACAGTTGCACGAACAAGGGTTCCGGTTATTGGTTAGAACCGAACGAGAGAGCATTCGCAAACGCGAGATATCTTCTTATTAACGGAAGCCAGTTACCTGACAATGTAATATTCCAAAGTCAATTTATGCAGGGGGATGGCCTTTATAAGAAGGTAGGTAATCAGTATTTCTGCTACAAGAACTAAAGGAAGGAGGGAAAAATATGGCATTCAAAGCAAGAAGCGAAAGTTTTCCAAGATATGACGGAGAACTCACTATCGCAGAACGAGACAAGATAGACCAGATAATGTGCGGTATGTCAAAAGACTATCAGATCAGAGCAGTTCAGAGCATTAAGACGGATCTATTACTTAAGGAGTTGGAAAGACGAAACCATGTTAAGTATCAGATAATCGAGAACATTTTCAAGTTATGCACGAACTACTACACGGACGAGCAGTTCAACCTCGAAAAGTCTGAAGAGTTTATCGGTTCATTAAAGGAGGCACTCATTGGGATATCACGATGTTAATCCGCTTATTCTGCTTAATGATCCAGCATTCATGGACACGAACAGTACAGAAGAAGGAATCCTGTTCGGTAAGTGGATGATAGAGAGTTTGCAGAGAGCAAAAGAAAAAATAGAGACCGCAGCGGGAACTACGATCTCAATGGAAAATCTGGACACACAATAATAGATTTCCTGTGTCTATCTTACCACAGGAAGAAAGGACAAACAATGTTAAATGAGCAAGAATTTCTTAAGAAGTATCTCAATAAACAAGGCGAAATCCGTGTTACTTGCGGCTGCCGTGTTTATCCTGGCCAGAATGTGCTCCATTACGGCGATAACTATTTTTGTAGTGAGGAGCATCTTGGTGAGTGGCTTATATATCACTGCCACAATGATTTCACTAATGAAACAGTCCCACACATAAGAAAAAGCACCGAGAGTATCGATGCTTAATCCAATGGTTCCGTACGTCTATTTGCGTAATGGGTTGTAACCAATACGTTAGCACGGACCAAAACAAATTACAAGGAGATTTTTAATATGACAAACAAAGAGTACAGACAGGCAGAGGGAATAAGCAGATCGGAACTGAATACCATTCTTACTAAAAGTCCGATGCACTTCCTCTACGAGACAACACATCCAAAGGAAGATACTCCGGCACTTGCATTCGGCAGGGCAACACATAAGGCCGTATTGGAGCCGGAAACATTCCATGAAGAGTTCGTTGTCGCTCCAAAGGTAGACAAGCGCACTAAAGAGGGTAAAGAGACCTGGAATAAATTCGTTGAAGAGAATAGCGGACGAGAAGTCATTACCGAAGAGGATCTCGAAACCCTTCAGGACATGAAAGCGGTAATCGACCACGATATCCATGCAAGTATCTTCCTTAATGGAATACACGAACAGTCATACTTCTGGACGGATGCAGCCACAGGCGAAAAATGCAAAGTTAGACCGGACTGTATAGCGGAAGTAGATGGCAAGAAGTACATCGTTGACTACAAAACCACGGATTCATGCGCTGACGGAGCCTTTGAGCGTTCCGTTAAGAAGTACGGCTATAAGTTCCAGGCGGGTATGTACCGTGAAGGTTATTTCCAGAACACGTTCGAGGATGTTGGATTCGCATTTGTAGCACAGGAAAAGACCGCTCCCTATGCGGTTAGAGTATATATCTGCTCGGAAGAGTTCTTGGCAGAGGGTTACGCACAGTTCCGAGAAGCTATCGGGATCTATCACGAATGCAAGACGAGTAACCACTATTGGGGATATGAAGGCCCGAACAATGAGATTTCAGAGCTTATAGGTGAGGAGGAAAGAGAATGATAGAGAGTTGGGAAAAGATTATAGATCCGAATTTCATAAATGCAGAACTGATAGGCGAAGTTGGAGCCGAAAAGGTTGTAACTATAAAGGACATTGACTTTATGGAGTGCTTTGACTCCAGATCAAACTCAAAGATCAGTAAACAGGCGGTCGCTTTTGAAGAGTGTAAACCGATGATCCTGAATAAGACCAATGCGAAGCAGCTTAAGAAGTTATTCAGTCCGAATGACGATGATCCAAAGCTCTGTATCGGTCATAAGGTCGTTCTGTACGTTGTTTCCGTTAAGGTTGGCGGAAAGCAGACCACAGGAATCCGAATCAAGGAATATTCAGAGGAAAAGTGTGCTGACTGCGGAAAGGCCATTTTACCCGCAGCCGGAAAGTCAGTTGCAGAGCTGATAGAGATTTCAAAACGTAATTGTGGCAGACAGTTGTGTCTTGCTTGTATGCAGAAGGTAGCAGAGGAGGAAAAGAACAATGGTAAATAAAGTTATTTTGCAAGGACGAGTAGTCAGAGACATAGAGTTACAGGAAAAAGGCGGTTTCAAGTACGCGGAAGTAACTGTCGCGTGGTCAGAGAAGATCGGGGAAGTTGAAAAGAAGTGCTTCCTGTTCTGCAAAGCATGGCGAAACACGGCCGAGTTCCTATCGAGATTCTTTAAGAAGGGACAGGAAGTCATTATCGAGGGCCAGATGGTTACAGAGGAATGGGAAAAGGACGGTAAAAAGAATAGTCGTACATTCTGTAATATCGAACGCGCTAACTTCTGTGGACCTAAACAGAACACGGATGCACCTGCTGAACAGTCCGCTACATCCGATGATTTTATGAACGTTCCCGATACGATTCAAGAGGAGTTGCCCTTCAAGTGATTATTATTGACTCTCGAGAACGACAATTCAGCCACATAACCGACTATTTCGATGTTCATGGCATTCCTCATAAAATCGAGAAGCTAGACACGGGCGATTATTGCAATACTGATAATCCGTCCGTGCTAGTGGACCGAAAAGCGGACCTGGACGAAGTGAACAACAACTTGAGCAAGGGTAAGTCAAAGCACTCAAGGTTTGTCCGGGAATGCAAACGAGCGTTCGATAATAAGCAGCGTTTAGTCGTTCTGATAGAGGGAACAAATTATAAGTCCGTTGAGGAAATCAAGACTTGGACGAGCAAATATTCGGTTCACACAGGTCGATGGTTAGCAAACGAAATGTTCAAATTAACGATGGCATTCGGGGTTGAATGGAAATTCTGCCGGAAGAACGAGACACCGAAGAGGATCTTGGAAATAACAGGCTATGACAAGTGACGAGATCAAGCAAAACTTAACAATGCCGGAACTCATGGCTCAATATGGAATCCGCATCAGGAACAATATGTGCAAGTGTCCGTTTCATGGAGCAGATCGGCACCCGAGCATGAAAGTTTTTAAGGACGGTGCTAATTGCTTTACGTGCGGATGGAACGGAGATATCTTCCGATTCTATATGGATATGGAACGATGCGATTTTAAGACCGCGTTCAAGGCTCTTGGTGGCTCATATAAGCGGAGTAAAACTTTAGCTGATAAAGTTAACCTCTCCGCTAGATTAGAAGCAAATAAGAGCAATAGAGAACGCGAGAGGACCGCAGACGAGAAACTTAAGCAGGAAATCTCGGAAGCTATGAGGATTTGTGAGATAGCAAAGGATAGTTACGAGCCATTATCAGACGGTTGGTGTTATGCCGTGAACAGTTTGCAATACCTTCAGTACAAGTGGGAATCAAAGTACATAAACGAAGAAGAAATCGAGGAATTATATGTACATAGAAAATGTAGACAAATTAGACAGTATTTCCTTTAACGAGAGGGAATTATACGAAGAGCTTCTTGCTATACAGAGTGAGTTCGAACAGTCCAACACAGTTAACAAGGTTCGGGCCAGAGCGAAACAACTCGGAATCACAAAGCAGTTCGATAATAACTGGACCGCAGCTTTAAAGGAGTTTGCAAGGGTTAAGAAGCAAGAACTGTCAAAATCGGGCGGGGTATTCGCTACGAACATAACCGATTTTCCGAATAGAGACATCGAGCAGCAGTTCTCGTGTGGTAGTTGGATCGCTGACGAGTCAGGGATAAGGATTCAGACAGATAAGGGAAACGAACTTATAGTCTGTCCGCATCCGATCTACCCGGTCAGAGTGCTCCGAAACTCCGAGACAGGCAAATACAAGGTCGAGTTAGAGTTCACAGTACGCGGTAAAACGCGGAATATCTTCGTTGATAAAGAAACACTTGCAAACCCTACAAAGATACTAAAACTTGCTAACGATTCGGTGCAGATTACATCCTTAACCTCGCAATATCTGGTTAAATACCTGGCGGATCTCGAAGCTCTTAACCCGGAAATCGTAAAAGAGTACACATCCACTAGCAGACTCGGATGGATAGAGTATAAAGACCATGATAATAACATGGTCAAAAAGTTCCTTCCGTATCAGCAGGAAGTAGTGTTCGATAACGAACTTTCCATGAAAACTTTGTTCGATTCCATTAAGAGTAGCGGAAAACGCGAAAAATGGTACGAGCTTCTTATTAAGGAGAGAGCAAGACAGAAACCCGAACTCAATGTGAACTTGGCTGCTGCCTTTGCATCCGTTTTAGTAGAACCCTGCGGAGCACTTCCTTTTATAGTTTCACTTTGGGGCGGAACAGGTATCGGAAAGTCCGTAATCCTTAAGATCTGTACCTCTGTGTGGGCAGATCCGGGAGAAGGTAAGTATATTACCGATGCAAAAGCCACAAGTACCGCTATGGAGATCCGTCTTAATATTCTTAATTCTCTGCCTATGACACTTGATGATATGGCACAGGTTAAAAACCAATATGACGAGGACTTCTCCGAACTCATTTACAGATGGTGCGCGGGTAAAGGAAGAGACAGATCCAATAAAGAACTCGGACTTAATAAGCTAACGAGTTGGCGAAATTGCACTCTGACGAACGGAGAGCGGTCCCTTGTAGACGAATCTACCCAGGGCGGAGCAGTAAACCGTGTCATTGATATTGAAGCATCAGGCGAAGAGATCTATAACGGCAAGACCGGAAACAAGGTTGTTAACTGTATCGAGAAAAATTACGGGTTCGCGGGTGAGGAGTTTATCGATGCCATTAACGAGATCGGATTCGACAAATTAAACGACCTCTATCTGGAACAGTACAACAGAATCAAGGACAATGCAGCCGAAAAAGGTGTTGAAAAGGAAGATAAACAGGTCGTACCGATGGCACTTATTCTGACTGCGGACATCATAGCTGAAAAACACCTGTTCAAAGACGGTGTATTGCTTGATATCGATACCTGCGTTGACTATCTGAAAAACAAGGGTGATGTTTCGGAACATGATCGAGCCTATGAGTACCTTGTTAACGAATTATCCGTTAACGCGAGACACTTTGCGGATAATGACGGCGAAGAGGTCGAGGGCAATATCGAACAGTGGGGATTCTGGAAAGACTCCGACCATGTTGTCATTAACGGAAATGTCTTTGACGAGATCCTGAAGGGAGCCGGATTCCAGAGCAGAGCGTTCTTAAGTTGGTGTAAGAAGCATGATCTCATTGAAATCGACAACAGAGGCACCGCTAAAAAGTTGGTCAAACATAAAGGACAGACATTCAGGGCCGTTGTGTTGGATGTTACTTACAAGCAGGAACCGGACGAGGTTGATACCGCTCCCGAAACTCCCGAAAATGACGGATTTATGCACCTTCCGGATGGAATACAGGAAGAGTTGCCGTTCAAATAAGGGTAACCAGTAACCACGGTAACCACGCAAAATGCAAAAAATAAAAACGAGTTTGACATATATATATGTGTAACCTCGCGCATGGAAAAACTTTTTTTAAAATGGTTACTTGGTTACCTATACCGATAAACGTGTCAACCATGCGGGTTTAAGCGGTAACCACTATATGGTTACTTATGGTTACCTTTGTTACTCATGAAAGGACCACAAATGTACATGACTTTAACTGAAAAATACAACTACATAGACGAAGATTTTAAGAAATCCGCTCTTTATAACCTGGGCGATCTTCCGGATGAGCGTGAAGCAGCACTTGAGTATTTTGACCGGGCCATTAAGGAATCTAGCAATTGGCTAGTCCGTTATAAGGATCGTGGCGCGAAGGTCTACAAGTACGCATACAACATAGCTGATGACTGGATGGACACTATCGAACGCGAATACCGCCGCAAGTTTATCGGAGGTGCGTTATGAACCAATTCGAACGACCGCGCCCAAAAGGACATCATGCGTTTTATGACCAGGACTATAAACGAATGGAGCGACAAGGATTTAAGCCAAAAGGATGGACAGATTTTCACAGTAGTCCTTATGCAGAATACGAAAGGAGAGTGAGACGGTATGGAGACCATAACACAACAGACTATTCCGGAAATAATAGAGGAAGTAAAAACAGAGATATGTGACAACTATTGTAAGTACCCGGAACTATTCTCCGCAGAGGAAGAGGAAGTGTTGTACGGGATGTGCGAGGATTGTCCACTTGGGAGGTTAGGATGAAGGAAAAGATTTTAACATTACGGCAATAGATATGGGCTTATGCCAGATGGTGTGACGGTTACACATATCAGCAGATAGCAGATGCACTTAATGTCTGTCCTAAAACAGTACAGAGAGCGATAAACGGTAAGCCCAGGATCAGACCGATATTGAGGTATGAGGAGGGAGTATGACAGTCAAGGAGTTAATAGAACTTAATCAAATGATTACAGACATCAATATCACAGTCCGTCAGAACGGGAACGTATTACTGGATCAGCTTAACATTGGTCCGGCAGAAGGAGAAAATCCACGATTCCCAACAAGGGTGCCGAGAGATCCAAAGTATGCCGGAGGAATGAATCAACATAACGAGTCAATGTATAAAGATGCAGCATATATCCCGAAATCGGTTAACTCATGGGATGATGGCAAGGACTATTGGCAAGTGAAGGTTAACAGGATTCCGACAAAGTGGCTCGATCTGGAAGTGTTCGAATGGTCGGTCAGTCCGGCATCTACGGTGTGTTATAGCTCTCCCAGACGAAGGAATGGCAAAGAAAACTTCACAAATGTAAACTTTCACGGGGAGCGAATAGATATAACCGCACTACCAAACGGGGAGAGTTTAGAGATTAAGCAGCCGAAACAGACGGATATTGACGAACAGTTAGCCGGACAAATGAGTATTGAGGATCTATTGGAGGTATAAGATGGGAAGAATAATGGGAATACAAATTAACCCTTGTAAGAGGAAACACTATAAACCTACAACACTTCAGAAGTGGATAGACCAATTATCGTTCTATATTCGGGAGCAGCTTCCGTTTTATGACGGAATAAGAGATCAACTTATTATTCTCAAGTATGACGATATAGTCGAGATCAGGGATTTATTACAGGAACAGAAAAATAAGCAGAAAGGAATATGGCTCGATGAAGAAGAGCCGTTTTGGATCTACGCGAAGTGCTCTGAATGCGGATCTGTACAAGATGCAAAGAGCCAATACTGTCCGACCTGCGGCTGCTTAATGGAATATGAGGAGGAGACCGAATGACACACATCGAACGAGAGATAACAAAAGAAGAATACGAACAGGCCCGGAACTCGTCAGCATACGCGCTGATCTCGCAGTCTACTATCTGCGGATATGGTGCTTATGGTGCGAGAGTAAAGGAAGCGGATGGACATTACTATCTGGAATACGATAGAGGAGATAGCTGCGACTAGGAGGAATTATGAAAATAAAATTACGTTCAGCTTATGACAGTTTTCCGGAGCAGTACGGAACCAGTGATAAACAGATCAATTTTTACGTGGACAATAACGTGTATTTTCTCGATAACACTGACCGGAACGTTGAGAATGCCATAGCTCTATTGGTGGAACCGCGTTCTATTATTCCAGGAACATACCTTTGGATGGAAGAGAACTATAAGAAGTTCCGATATGTTTTTACTTTCGATAGTAAGTTACTTAACCTGCCTAACGCGAGATTACTTCTTTATGGACAAATAACAGCAGAGTTTCCGCTAGATCCAAAAACGAAGAATATCTCAATGGTGGCATCTAATAAGGATTTCTGCGAGGGCCATAGAAGAAGACAGTGGGTAGCAAAGAAACTCTCGGACAGGATAGACACTTATGGAACGTTTAAGGGACCATATTGTGATGATAGCGATTTCTTAAGGGAATACCGATTCAATGTAGCTATGGAAAACTATTCAGATGGCTATTATTTCACAGAAAAGTTATGTAATTGTCTTGCTAGTCGAGTGGTTCCGATCTATTGGGGATGTCCGAATATAAAGATTTTTTTTAATATGGACGGAATTATCTATTGTAAGACTCCGGAAGAAGTAATTAGTGCAGTTATCGAGGTATTGAAAGATCCGGAGGCCGAATACGACAAGCGTAAGACCGCAATAGAGGAAAATTATGTGAAAGTACAGTTATACAGAAGATACGCAACATGGTTTTTAGATACTTATGGTGAATTATTGGAGGATATGTAAATGAAATCATACGCACAAGATCAGGAAGATATTATCTTATTCGAAATGCTAAAAGGGGTAAAAAAAGGATTTTACATCGATATAGGTGCTAACGATCCCGATGTTTATAGCGTAACCAAGCTCTTTTATGAAAACGGATGGAGCGGTGTAAATGTTGAACCTCTTCCGGAATTATTCGCATTACTCCGCAGAGAGAGGGAGCGCGATATCAACCTTAATGTTGGTGTGGGCAATAAGATCGGGATAATGACACTTCATATAGACGGAATGGGTAGCACTTTCAGCGAGGAAGTTGTCAGAGATAACAGGCTTGAGAATAATCCGACCATAGAAATCAGAGTTTTAACGTTAGCGGAAATATTAAATTTAGTTATGCCTAGTGGTCCTATACATTTTTGCAAAATCGATGTTGAGGGATTCGAAAAACAGGTATTAGAGGGTATGGACTGGAGTTTCAGACCGTGGATATTTTGTATGGAATCTACAAAACCAGGTACAACAATTCCTTGTTATGAAGAATGGGAGCCTATCTTATTGGAACACGGTTATATACTTGCCAAGACTCACGGAATAAACAGATACTATGTGGCTGAAGAACATAAGGAGCTTATATCATGATACTTTCTATTATAATTCCGTATTACAATGTAGCACCGTACACAGACGAGCTTCTAAAATGTCTTGCCCCGCAGATCAGAGAGGGAGTTGAGGTTATTTTGGTGGATGATGGTTCTTTAGTACCATATAAAACTGATTATAAATGGTGCAAAGTGGTTCGACAGGAAAATAAGGGTGTTAGCGCAGCACGAAATAAAGGGTTGGAACTAGCGCAGGGAGAGTATATTTGTTTCATTGACTCTGATGATATAGTTTCAGACAAGTATATTCACAACATATTATCCAAGATACCTTTTGACTATCTCGATATGAGTTGGAAATCTTTACCTGGTGGACAACAATTTGAAAAGAAGCTGAACTACGATACCGATAGACTAAATAATCCTTCAGTAGTCACAAGGGCATTTAGCAGAGAGTTAATTGGTAATATTCGTTTTAACGAACAAAAACAAGCGGCTGAAGATGCCGAATTCGTTCGTGATGTCTGTAAGAATGCAAAAAAAATAGCTGTTATAACGGACTATAACTATTTTTATCGGACATACACTCCGAATAGTCTAACAAAGCGGTATCTGACAGGTGATACAGATACGAAGCGCATAGTTTACCATTACACTCATATTACGGCAGATATGACCGACTTATTGGAAGAAATAAAACGTGAAGATAAAAGAAATGAAGTGTATGTACTTACCGAGCAGAACGACATACCTGAACTAGAACAGTATGCCAGAGTCAGTAAACCTTGTAAGGTACGTGGCATGGAACTGCGTGGAGAACCGTGGCCGTCATTTACGAAGATTTTGCCGACACCGGATTTTGATATTGTGATTTATACATCACATAACCACATTAACGGTATATTTACGTGGATCTATTCGTTCTGTGGTCAAATGTCGTTTAGATATTCAATAGCGGTAATTCATGAGGGTATGGAACCGAGTATGATAGAACGACTTACCAAGTATGCCTATGTTAAGCAAAATGGCGATCCAATTAAGTGTAACACCTTATTGATGATGAGATTAACGGATAAGATACCTGTCAGTGTTAGATATAAAAAGTCTATTCAGATAGTACACGCGCCAAACCTAACGGAACAGAGGGAACTCCCTTTAGATCGTGACGAGATTATACCTGTAAGTAAGACAGTACAAAAATCATGGAATCTCACTCATGAACCTATTCTTAACATGACTTTTAACGGAGAGACAGTATTGCATCTGATATCGGCGACTAGACTGAATACACGCGAGAAGGGTGAGGAACGGATGAAGCAACTCTGTTATATGCTCCGACAGGCGAATATACCATTTATATGGGAGTGCTATACGAGTACAAAAGCAGACGTTAAGGATATTACATTTAAAAACATGGTTCCTGATATAAGGCAGCGCATACGAAACGCGGATTATCTGATTCAATTATCAGACGATGAAGGATTCTGTTACTCAATAGTTGAGGCTCTGGAAGAGGGGACGGCTGTTATAACAACTCCATTATCAGTATTAACAGAGGTTGGATTCAAAGAAAATATTCATGGATATACATTCGGATTCAACATGGAAGGGGATATAGAACGACTCCGATCTATACCGAAATTTAAATACTCGTTCGATAACAGTACAAGCATTAAACAATGGTGTAGCACTTTTGGGGACAGCGAACATGAATTTTTAAAACCAATAACTATACAATGCACTAAACGATATAGGGATATGCAGCTAGACAGATATATAGAAGAAGGAGAGTTCTTAACATTAAACAGTAGACGAGCCAATGAGGTTATAGAATCTGGTTACGCGAAGGAGGTTATATATGGATAAACAAGACGAAGCATTAAAACTTTTAAAAGACATCAGGCATATTAACCATCTAATCGAACAACTCCAAGAAGATATAGACAGAATATATACTTCATTGACCAATACAACTATTAAGCCTAAAGAGATAGATGTACAGACTTCTTTACCTTCTGATCCTATGGCGGATAAGATAGCACAGGCCGTAGAGTATCAAAACCAGTTGCAGGAATATCAAGCTGACTTGATTAATCGTAAGAACATAGCTCTTAAGATTATTAAGCAAATGGATATAGACGAGCAACAACTACTATTGCTCCGATACTTTAAGGGATATTCTGTCGAGGATGTTGGTATTAAGGTAGGATACACATATAGATGGGCATGGGAACGAATTCATAAAGCTGAAGAGAATTTTATTGTACTATATGAAAAGACTACATAGAACTACATACTGAATCCGTGTTATATTGTAAAAGAGAAGTAATGCAAAAGAGGCATCCGTGAAATACCCACGGGTGCTTTTATTATAACCGGAGGGTGTTTAATTATGGCCGGGGTATACGCAAAGAAACCTAGGGGTAGTCAATGCCGCCCCGATCGTTCTCAAAATAACCGCCCCCTCTTTGAGCATAACCGGAAGATTATCCTGGCTACTCAAAGTATATGTGGGATATGTGGTAAACCTGTTGACAAAACACTTAAGTACCCCGATCCCATGAGTGCTTCAGTGGATCATATAATACCCGTGAGTAAGAACGGAGATCCTGTTGCTTTGGAGAACTTACAATTAGCACATAGATATTGTAATCGTCAGAAGTCTGATAAACTCCAGACACAACAGAAGGTAATTGATGAAAACAGAAAACTTCCTTTAACGGAAAGTTGGTCGAAGTTCTGACAGGATGGGGGGATGGACACCTTACACCCATGCTCCGCAC